CGCCAGCCATGCGATCACCTCTTCTTCTTGCTATTCCACCAATCGGCAAATCGGCCCGCCTTTATAGCGCCCTTGCCGATTCTCTTTTTCTCTTTCTTCGTCCATGGTCTCGGGTAGGGTTCGGGGCGCTTGCGCTTCTTCTTGCTTTTCGCGCTCGCCCACGTCCACATGAAGCCCGATACGAGGTCGTAGATGTCCGCGAGTATCAGGTTCGTTTTCTGGCGCGTCATCCAGACCTGCTCCATGGGGTATTCGGATTCAGCCGCGATGACCGCCGAATCGAGCGGCAGGTTGGCGGCAAAGTGAGAGAGCGCGACGATTCCAGCCGCGCCCTCGTCCATGTACTCGTCAAGGGTTCGCCCCGTCATCGTCATGCAGTCGTAGTCTAGCTTCGAGCGGTACTTGTCGATGATGACGGCGAGGCGCGCTATTCCCCCAGGTCGGCACCCTGCTCAGAATTGGCGTTGCCCCACGCCGCGAAGATTTCGGATACCACGCTTATCGGAAGCTCGCGCGCGTCATCGCCCACGTACTCGGTGAGCATGCGCGCCTCGATGTCCAGCGCGGTCTTGTTCTTCTCGTCCTCGTCCACGATGTTCGCGAGGGCCGCGAACTCTTCCGCCCATTTAAGCGGCATGGACGCGGCAAGCGGCAGCTTGTGCACCTTCTTCGAGGTGCCGAGTGTGAATTCGAGGTATCTCTGCTTATCTGTGCCAAAATTGAGCATGGTGCATGACCTTTCGTTGATTCCTACTTAAGCGGTCTGCCCGTCATCGATGAAGATGTGGGCGGTATTAGAGGTGCCATCGTCGTAGCAGCTCAGAGTGAGCGGCAGCGCGATTGCCTCGGTGGCGTTGAACGTGATGGAGTCCAGTGTCGTGATTTGGCCACGCGGCACGATGATGATGATGCGAGCGTCGCCGTCCTTCATCGCAAAACCCCACGACTTGACCGGTGCCAGATGCGCGCCCACCTTGATGTGGAGCTGTTCGCCGTGCTCGGCGGTCGCTGCGGTCTTGGTCACGTAGTCATCGCCGATGGCCTGTTTCCAGCTCGCCTCGTCCTGCTGGATGAGGCTAAAGGTGAGCGTGTTGTCGAAGGTGTCGAGAATCTTGCGGACGATTGCGCGGTTCCACTCGCGGATTTCGGTAGTGGAGAGGTCGTTGCCAAACTCCACGCCATCCTCGGAGACGTAGCCGCTGGAAGTCATGGCGTTGAGCGCGGTCTCCGCCTCGGCGAAGGTAGTCGGGATGGTTTCGAGGAGCGCGCCCGAACGGATCGCGCCCGTCGTTGCTTGCTGGTCAGCGGTGCCAATTAGCACCTTTGCAGCGTCGAGAGCCATAATCTAGCTCCTTTCTTCGGTTATCTGATTGAGCGCGCCGCTATGGACGCGGAGAACGTGACACGCGCTAGGTTCGCGTGTGAGGGGTCGGAGTTGACGTATGGTAGTGTGAGTATGTCCGACGTGTAGACGGGCGTTACAAGCGAATCCACGCGCTCCAAATCGCGGATGAGCCGCACGCATTCGGCGGCAACCTCCGACGCTTGCGCCCATGAGGTCGCGTAGCAGTCTATCGAGATGCTGAACACGTCCTGGACGTACGCGCGCTCGCTGCCGCCCGTCGCGTGGACATAGGCGCATGGAGTGTCTATCGCCTTTGGCACGGGAGGCGCGAACGCCTTTATGCCGTTGGCGTTGAGGTAGGCTTGCAGCTCGTCCTCTATGTCTATGGGTTTCCCGAAGTGCATCAGCCCACCGCCTTAGTCAGCGACTTGTCCACAGCCTCGGACATCATCGCCGCGTAGGTTGTCGCGTCGACGAATCCGCCCGTACGACCGCCGCCGTAGTTCAGATGGGCTGCGAAGTACTCGAAACCATCACCCGCGCGCTCGGCGATTTCATTTCCCACCGTCTCGCACACGTCGGCCACCTCCTGCGACTCCAGGATTTGCTTAAAGCCATCGGAGATGAACTCCATTCGGACTGTCTTTGCCATTAGCCCTCCCAGCGCACTAAATCGACCTGCGTGCTGGACACGCGCCCGGTCGGGGACTGTCGGATGTACGGCACGCCGTCAATCTCGAATACCCCATCGCAGATGGACACCTCCACGCGGTCGCCCTCTTTTATGTCCGCCTTGAAGGGCATGAAGCAATGCAGCCGAAATGTCGAGTTGTCCTCGCGGGCGTTGAAGTCGCGGGAGCTGTCCGAGGGTTGCACCGAGCACCCCTTGATGACGTGCTCGGTGGCATTGTCCCAGTCATAAACGAGAGAGCCGCGCTCTTCGACAAGTGCGGCCCTCTTTATCGTCATGGTGTCGCGGCACCAGCTATGCAGCATGGGCGCTCACCAGCCTGTAAGGTGCGAACGCCCCGGTCATGCGGGATGCCGCGAGGCTTGCCAGAGCGGATGCCTCGGACTGGTAGCTTATGGAGACGTTGCCAGCGGTCTCGCTCGCCACTCCCGCCCCAGCCGTCATCGCCATCTCGGCGACTTTCACGACGGCTTGAATCAGGGCATCGGGCGCGGTCTCGAATCCCGCCGTGTACTCCACCACAAGGGAATCCCAGCCACCCGTGAACGGCTTGAAGCACGTATGACGGATAAGCCCGTCGTGGCGCGCCTCGTACTGCCCACTGGTCAGCTCCGTGCCGTTGTCCGTCACGCTCTCGATGGACGTGACCAGACGGGCGGGGAGTTTCGCCATCCGCCCGTCGGGGGTCAGTGTTGCCTTACATGCCACGGACGGCGCGATGTGCCAGCCGCATACATTGCGGATAGCGTCCGATGCGGCGCCGAGGGCATATTCCGCTGCGGGGTCTCCCGCGTAGATTCCCCCCGTCGCATCGTCGAACGTGTCCGAGTCAATCAGCGGGGGCAGCTCTTCGACTTCGTATCCCCAAGGTGTGTACATTTCCGTGTCTCCTTGCGTTTGTCTTTAGGCTTTCGCGCCTTGTTGTCCGTGGTTCGCATGGTCTTTTATTCGCCGATGGTCGCGAACGCGAACGGAGCGCGAACAGCCACGGCCAGACGCTCTTCGACAACGACCGTCACGCGGTTGTTGATGGCATCGTCGTGGTCGCCACGGTGCACCTCGATGGACGCGCCCTCGCCAGCCTTGGTGATAAGCGTCGCGCCGTCGCGGAACGCGCCGACGATGGGCATGCCCTCATCAACGTCGGTGGAGACGATGGTGCGGAGACCCCAGATGGGCATGGTCTCGACGTACGCGCCGTTGCCGTACGGGGCCATGAAGTAGCCGCCGCCGTAATACTGGCCGTTGCCGTCCTTGTTGCCCTTGAGGGCGTAGTAGTCGGCGGGGTTGATGACGACTCCATCAGCCGCATATCCGCTGTTGGTCTCGACCGCTGCCATGGCCTTGAGGATGCCGTCTGCCAGCGTGTCACGCTCGCCCAGCGTGACCTTGTTAGCTTCGGGGATAGCGCCAGCGATCCCCCCGGTGATAGTGCTATTTGCGGCCTCGCGGAGCGCGCGCATTGCGCGGTTCTCGATGGCCGAGCGCAAGAACGCGGCATCGGAAATGAGCTCGTCGGTCTCGTAGAACCAGCCAGCGACCTTGGTCAGCGGGACGGTCACTTCCGTGTAGTCGTAGCGGAGCTGCGGCTTGAGTCCGCCCTGGGCGACCTCATCGGGCTCGCCAGTAGCAGCGCCCTCGACGAAGTAGCTGATGGCGTTGCCGGAGATTGCCTCGACACTCAGAAGGTCGCGGATGCTGGCACGTTCGGGAGCCGTGGCGATATCCTGCGAATAGGTGATGATCTGCGGGGCCATGTGCTCGCCGTTGGTGCCGAGGATGGACTTGTAACCGAAGCCCGTGCTCACGCTCTTGGCGCCAGCCCTCATCGCGGCCATGTCCAGGTTCTTGACGGCGAACTCGCCGATGGTCTTGCACTCTTCCACGGTGGAAACCTCTTTCTTCTCTTCGGTGCCGAGCGACTTCAACATCTCTTCGGCCTTGTCTGCTTCATCGATCGCGGACTGGATGGACTTGACCTCATCCAGCTTCGCGGCCATGTCTGCGGCCTTGGCGGTATCGCCAGCCTCGACGGCCTCCTTGATTTCGGCCAGCTCGCCCTTGGCGCTGGCCAGCTTGTCCATCAAAGACATGCTTTACTCCTTCGTCAGAATTGCGTTAGCTTCATCAATGAGCGACTTGATTTCGGCGTTGGCGTCCTTCTGCTCTTCCGTGTTGGCTTCTCGCTCTTCCACGTTGGCATCGGTCGGCTCTTCCGCTTCGACCCCGTCGCTTTCCTCGGTCTCGATGAGACCGTTGATGATGTCCTGAATCTCGCCCAACTTGGCGAGCGCCGCCCTCAGCTCGTCCTCGTCGGCCTTGCTGTTGCGACGGCCCGATTTCTCAGCGTTGTCCACGAGTTGGCGCACGGCCTCGATGGGCGTCTCCTTGATTTCGACCACCTCGGCGTGCTGGTTGGCGGGAATCTGCACCAGCGACACCTCGAAGATGTCCAGCTTGCGCAGCTCGTTGGCCTTGGTGCCGTCCTCGAGGGTGACGGTGCCAGCGTCGAGCACGTCGAAAGCGAACGAGAATTGATAGAGCCGCCCTTCCTGCACCAACTTGCGGACGTATTGCGCCTTGGGGTTGTCAGGGTCGAACTCGGCCTCGATGTAGAGCCCTCGGTCATCCTCGCGGGCTTCGGTGACCTTGCCGATGTTGTATTCGGGGTCATCGGTGTTGTGTCCGTAGAGCAGGGGGATGGGTTTGCCCGTCTCCTCCCAGCGTTTCAGGGATTCGGTGAATGCTCCGGGCGCGATGACATCGCCGTAGGCGTCGGGGTCGCGGTCGAAGGTCGAGGCGTAGCCCTTGACGATGCCGCCCTCGAAAGTTGACGCGCTTGTTGCGTCCTTGTATTGCGTCATGTCCACTTCCTTCTCTATGGGATGGTGATTTCGATTTGACACTGGCAGTTCGCGGAGTCCGCCGCGTCGAGCACCAGATCGCACGGCCACTTCGCGCCGTTGGAGAACTCGCCATCGTACGGGACGGTCTCGCCGTCCATGGCCGCATGCGACGGGCGCGGGTTGGATGACGTGACCACCCACGTTTTCAGTGCTCCGCTATGCTCGGCGCATTGGTGCAATCCTTCGAGCACCGCCCATCCAGCGATGGCGGTCGCGAAGCTGACACCCAAATCCTCGGCGCGCGAATCGGCCAAGTCGAACACGCCCGAATAGGTCGCGCGGTCGGCGTCCTCGGAGCCGTCCCATGTGTCCACGGCTTGCAAGTCCGCGTATGTCTTGTCGTTTATCATCTCGGCACGTCGGCGGCTCATGGCCTCCGTGTACGCTTCGGTGCGCTCCGTGGAGTAGTTTGCCGCGCTGATGCCGAGTTGGGCGAGTGACTTCTTCGCCACCTTCGCGGACTGTCTCTGAGCTATCGGGTGGAGCAGTTCGGTCAGCTCGCGGTTCCATCTCTCGGAATCCCACCAGCCATCCTCGCCGTCCTTCTTCTTGGCTCCGATTTTCGGGAGCACCGATTTGCGCTGCCGCTCGAAGAACTTTCGCAAAGCGTCCGTTACCTCGTCACTGTCCTCGTCCTCTGGAGCGGCTTTGAATCGCTTCTCAGGCGCTTTTATCGCCTTTACGGGTTCGGGTGCCATCGGCGGCACGAAAAGCGGTTGTGCGGTGTTGTAGCCGTCCACGAAGCCCGCCCCGCCCAATGCGACGTTGAGCGGGACTATCAAATCTCCCGCCTCGTCTATCGCGGGTAGGTCGAGTCTCGCCCTCGCCTCGTTGCGTGTGAGGAACGGCGCGCCCGTCGCGGATTGCAGGGCGGATATCTTCTCTTCCCAGGTGCCCTCGGTCTTGATGGTGATGTCGTAGGCGATGTAATGCGACTCGTCCTCGCCCACCATGGGCAGGAGCTGCATGTTGAGGCGGTCGGTGACCTCCATCAGCTGCGGTGCGAGCGCTTCGTTGTAGAGCGCCCTCGCGTTGTCCTTGGCTGATGCGTAGGTCTGACCGGACCCGGGCCAGATGAGCGCGGGGTTGATGTGGTAGACGCCAGCCGTGTCCTCGCGGCCCAGCTTCTTGGCTTCTGCCCACTGCGCGTCGCGGCTGTTGAACTGGACTTGGCGTATCTCCATCCCATCTTCGAGTATGGGCATCTTGCCGCCCTGCGATGCGTGGTCACCTGCCCACGACTCGTCCCAGGTTGCCTTGAAGCGCTCGAACGACTCATCGTCCCATTGCTCCACGTCCTTGGGGCGCGAGATGTAGGCGTTGAACCGCCCGCCGCGCTGCCACATCTGGCGGCGGAATACGTTAGATTCAATCTGCTCGTGCAGGATGTCCTTCAAAGCCTCGACGGGAGCGGATGCCCGCATGGGGTCGGCGGGGTCGTACCCGTGGAACAGGATGAACCGCTCGCGGGGGACTTCCACAGCTAAGCCGTTATGAGAGATTGTCACGGATTCGGGAGCGAACGCCCACGAGCCGCCGAAACTCTCGACCCACGTCGCGGGAATCTGCCGCATCTGCCACCCCGACGGCGCGTCCTTGTCGGGGATGACTAGGCAAAGGCAACGTCCATAGAGGTAGAGGTCGGAGTAGATGGCGCGTTTAAGCTCGAACGGGGTAGTGTCAGCGTTCGGCCTTACCAGCAGGAGGGCTGCGGGGCTGTCCATCACCCTCGGGCGGTCGGTGTCGCTCACCCTGTCGTGGACTTTCAGCGGGACTTGCGCCGCATTGTCAGCGAGGTAGCTCACGACTGCGCGCAGGTTCGGCTGGGTGCGGTAGAGCGCGGCCGTGTCGTAGCTCGCCACCTGCACCGAATAGGTAGGCTGGTAGTACCGCCACGTCGGACGGCGGCGCAGCCTGTCCAGGATGCCCATATTCTTCTATCACCTCGATTGTTTCAGACCATGCGCACCCCGTGCGCTTTATAGGCGCTCTTGAACGCCTTCTTCGTATCCGTGGACGTGGCCAGCCCGTAGGCCATCGTCAAAGCGACCAGCGGTGAGATGTCGTCGGCGCTGTTCTTCCTGTCCCAGCCCCACGCGGAATCCCCAAGGGGCCTGGTCTGCGCGATCTGCGCCGCGTAGTCCAGCGCTGGCTGCGGAATGTGCCACAGCGGGAGCGTTTTCGTGGACTCCGCGCAGACAGCGTCGTAGAAACGGCCAGTGTACGCGCCCACGTCTCTGCCCTCGCACAGCACGACGGTCAAGCCGTCGATAGCCTTCAGCTCGTCAATCTTCGACGCGATGGA